AAATAGATATGAACAAGTACCAAGACAAGGAGTCCTCTATGGACGACTACTCTCACGAGAGAAAGCTAAGGATAGACGGACGCTATGAGGCGGCACACGGAAAGATGGCAGACGCTAAGAATGACTTCGATCACGCACACGCACTCAAGAAGGACGCACACTACGACGCAGAGTCACGCAGGCAGTTTGGTGGACACATCCACGGATTATACAAGCGATAGATGTGGGAGATCTTGATCGAGAACAGGATCAGGTTTGGGATCAATGTAGGCTTTGAGTTCTACAGCCCAGACGAGGATAACGACGTGTATGAGTTTCACGTCAATTTATTAATAGTAAGAATAAGTGTAATATGGCAATAAATAGATATACAACAAGCAGCAGGTTTTCAGATACTACAACTAATGTTCCAAGACTTTCAGTCATAGGCTATGAAGGTGCTGAAGAAAGAAATGCAGCAAAACTAGCAGAATATCAGAGGCAAGTTCGTGATAGAAATTCCAATATGAGTCGTGAACGAGGTAGGCTTGCCACTATAGCAAAAAAACAAAAGTTACTAAGTCAGCAGGGAGGCGTTGATTATGATCCAGCAGCAATGTCACAAAGATTTGCCGCTGATGAAAATATGGTTAAGATGAGTCCTGAGTCTGTAAAAGAGTTTAACAGAAGAAATAGAGGAGAGTCGGGACAGTTAGCACCTGAAGTTACTGAATTATATCGACCTAAAATAGGTACATATAATCGTATGCCATATGCAGACGACCAAGCTTTTATGGATGAAAATTTTAATCGAGAGAAAAAAATTACAACAAATTACGGTCCTGTTTATAGAACTGATTTTGGAGATACTACAGAAAAAACTTTTGCTGAAATTCCTTATCCAAATCTGGAAAGTGAGCGTTTAGAAAGAATAGCAACTCCTGCTCGTAGGGGTGAAGTGCCTTCAATTATTGATAATAGAGAACGTCAGGGTGAATATGTTGAGCCGTTAGGTCCTGGTGGAGTAGAATACGTAAAAGGAACAAGGTCTGAAAAAACAGGGACAGCAAAGCAAAGGAGACAAAATTTAGCCGATAGAATATTTAGAGGTGCTGAATTAAAAACAGGTAAAATTGAAGGACAAAAGGGTTACTTTAAAAACCTGGGTGAAAGAAGAAGATTCCGTAAGGAAGGCAAGTTAGCTAAGGCAGCTTTTGGCAGAGGGTTTAACGAGATGGATAGTCAAGAGCGTGCTGACAGAAAGAAAATGCTTAAGGAAGACAGAAGAGCTTTCATAGGTGCTGCATTTAGAAGACCTGGGCAAGGCGGTTTGGCTGCCGCTAGAGACACTGGTAGAGAGATCAGAGATATAAACAGGGCTGAGAAATATAGCGAAAGGACGCTTGGTTTTGGTCCTGAAATTAAGGACTACACACCTAAGGTGATGAAAAACTACAGGTCATCTGAGGACAATCCATTAAATAGGAATAGAAGATCTATATAATAAATAAACCAAAACCCACCTAAACGGTGGGTTTTTTGTATATTTGAAAAAATAATTAAATAAAATGATAGTAAAACAGGTACACCTTGGCGACAGCGGCCAAGAGAAACTAAGGGCTGGAATCAAAAAAATTGCGGGAGCTGTAAAGAGCACATTAGGGGCTAGGGGACGAACAGTCCTTATAGAGTCCGAGAACCATGTAGGCGGCATAACGGTCACCAAGGATGGTGTGACGGTAGCCAAGTCGATCAACCTATATGACCCGACTGAGAACCTGGCGGTGATGATGATGCGGCAGGCTGCGGAGAAGACTGCCACCATGGCTGGCGATGGGACAACAACGTCCATCGTATTGGCCGAGGCGATCATAGACGCAGCAGAGAGATACATCGAGGATGATACGAATGTTACCGAGGTTATCAGGGAGATCAACTCGATAGCAGAGCGTATAGACTCACACCTAAAGAAGAAGAGTAAAAAGGTCAGCGGTAGAAGACTTAGGGATGTGGCAACCATATCCGCCAATAACGACAGGAAGGTAGGTGAGATGATCGCTGGGGCCTTTGAGGAGGTTGAGATGGTTACGGTTGAGAACAGCATGAACTCTGATACATATGTAGATATAATTAAAGGTATGCGTGTCGAGCGTGGGTATACCTCGAAGTACTTCGTGACTGATCAGAAGAAGCAGGAGTGTGTTATGGAGAACCCATACGTATTGATCACGGACCACGAGATCAGTAACCTTGCCAATATAGAGAACATACTGAAGCCTATCGTGGCACAGGGTAAGTCTCTGTTGATCATAGGAGAACTCAGTCAGAACGTATTGAACACCTTGAACGTGAATGCTCTGCAGGGTAAGATTAAGGTATGTAACATACTTCCGCCAAACTTTGGGTACAGGCAGAAGGAGCTGTTGGAGGATTTAGCCGTGGCACTTGGTGGTACGTACTTCTCTGACGACACTGGCGACGACTTGTCTGTGATACAGATGGGAGACCTAGGTCGTGCTGCAAAGATAGTGGTCCGCAGGGACATGACGGTCATCATGCATGACGAGGAGATGGGTGATACGATAACGGGCCATGTCGAGGTACTAAAAAAGGTTGTATGGGGTACAGAGCAGAAGGAGGAGAGAGACTTTCTTCAGGAGCGTATCGCAAACCTATCTGGAGGTATCGGTGTGATACATGTAGGTGCACTTACAGACATAGAGCAGAAGGAGAAGCGTGACCGTATCGATGACGCTGTCTGTGCGGTACAGGCTGCTATTGAGGGGGGAATACTTCCTGGCGGTGGTATCGCACTACTGAACTGCATGCCTATGGTAGATGAATCTAGTATTGCGTCAAAGATTGTTAGGGAAGCATTGTTTGCACCATTTAGTCAGATACTTGAGAATGCTGGCGTAGATCCGCTTATCACGATGATAGACTTCAAGGAAGATGGAGTGGGCTACGACGTCAAGAATGAGAAGGTTGGCCAGATGATAAAGATGGGAATCATAGACCCAGCGAATGTGACACGTAATGCGTTAGAGAATGCTGTGTCTGTTGCCACAACTATAATGAGCACGAGTTCAATAATAACAAACGTCAGAGACAATGGAGATACTAAATAAGTTTATAATGCTTGAGAGGATTTACGAGAAGAAGACCAGCTCAAGTGGACTGATAATGAGCGACGAAGACTCAAACGAGATGCGTTACCAGAGGGGTAATGTCAGGGATGTGGGGTACAACGTGCTCGGAATCAAGGGTGGAGACACCATTATATTTGACAAGGTGTCGGCATACGACGTCTTGATAGGAGACGAGAGGCTTACTATCATTCAAGAGAAGGACGTTGCCTGCGTTCTTTAAGGTCTCTATTGGCATCCTTCACCGCAATCGATAGTATCTTGTGAGAGAAGGGTGCCTCTTTCTTAAATATCTTATTCCTCCTGGGCGACTCTGGCAGTTCTTCAAATCCAAGTAGCTTTCTATATATCGTTGCGATCATCTTCTTTCCCTTTCTTGAGACCTCATACAGAAGTGCCTCTCCCCATTTCTTTTCCCTAAACTTTCTTATGAATCCCTCTCTTAGTAGTCTGTTGAACCTGAGTCTGTCCCATGACATGTGGTTGGCATACCTATCGAACTGCTTCCTGGTGAACAGGTGCTCGGAGTAAAGGAACATAAGCATGTCTAAATCTGCAGAGGACTTGAGGTCATAGTTCACTACGGCCCATCTCCTGATAACGCTCCAGTGCTTCATGAAGTCGTACTTCGCCTCCCTTGTAAAAAATATTTTATCCTCCCTCTTGGAGATCCTCTTCTTTACCTTTGGAATCATTTTATTATATTTGTATTTGTAACAAAGATACTTATAAATGCCAAAAGACGCCTGCTATAAAAAAGTAAAGAGACAGTACAAGGTCTTTCCATCGGCCAGAGCCTCACAGGCGATAGCCAAGTGTAGGAAGGGAAAAGGTAAGGTCACCAAGTCTTCCAAGGGTGCAAGCCTCAAGAGGTGGGAGAAAGAGAAATGGGTAGACACAAGGACTGGTAAGGCATGCGGTGCAGGTAAAAAGAACGAGTACTGCAGACCTACAAAGAGGGTATCATCCAAGACTCCTAAGACAAGTGGAGAGATGTCTAAGTCTGAGCTTGCTAGAAAGAAGTCAGAAAAGTCTAGGGTAGGAATGGGCAGACGTGTTAAATCAGTAAAAAGAAAATAATTAGATATGGATGCAAAAAAACTAAAGACTATTTCTGCAGAGCTAAAAAAAGCTTCTGCGATGCACAAGGGACAGGCAGCTAAGATTGATAAGATGCTAAAGTCCATGAATAAAACAACTAAAAAAAAATAAGTTATGCCTACAGTAAAACACAAATGTCCTGACACGGGTAAGATGATGATTAAAAAATTTCCTTACAACGCAGTTGGAAAGGTTAAGTTAGATCAGTTTATGAGAGATCCTAGAAACAAAGGGGCTAAAATTGTAAAAAAAGACAATCCAGGATACGGTCAGGAAATGCAGAGTACAAGCTACTAAAGAATAGTTATGAATAAAAAAGAGATGGATTCAATGCCTATGAAAAATAGCTCTATAAAGGTATTGACAAAGAGACAGCAATATATAGCAAAGCAGTCTGGAGACCCCAACAAGATTGAGGGATCTGACTTTAAAAAGCTAAGAAAAAAGGGTTAATGGCAAAGAGGGTAGACAAGAGCAGTATGCCTTGCAACAAACCTAGATCATCCACGAGACCAGGAAAGAAAAAGATGGTCAAGGGGTGCGAAGGCGGTAAGGAGAAAATCATACACTTCGGTGCGAAGGGGTACGGTCATAATTATTCTGCGGCTGCTCGTAAGTCATTCAAGGCAAGACATAAGTGTGGTAGTGCCACATCCAAGCTAACTGCCAGATATTGGGCCTGTAAGAATCTATGGGCTGGCAAGGGTGGATCTACGAAGAGTTCACCAAAGAGCAAGAGAGGAAAATATTAAGACATGATCAAGATAAAGAAACATAAAGGTTTGGGAGACACGGTTGAGGCTGTGACTAAGCTTACGGGCATCCAACAGATTGTAAAGGCTGGAGCCAAGGCTTTCAATCAGCCTTGCGGATGTAACGAGCGTAAGGACAAACTAAACGAATTATTTCCGTATGGGAAAAAGTAAGACATCCAAGTACTACGAGGAGAACCCTGAGGCGGCTGAGAAGCGTCGAAGGTATCAGAGAAAGCTGAACAAAACCGAGAAGCAAAAGAAGTACCGTGCCGAGCATACAAAGGAGCGTAGGCGTAGGGGTATAGAGGGAAAGGGCGGAGATGATGTCAGTAAGAAAAAAAATGGTAAATTTGTACTTGAACATCCGTATAAGAACAGAGCACGAAACGGTGCTGACGGGAGAAGTACTAAAAAATAAAAAAATGGGATACCAAAAATTACAAGCAAACAGAGCAGCGGCTGTAACGCCAAGCAACACAGTTAACATACCATACGTTGGAGATGCGGCTGGGGATAAACTTTGGGCATGCGTGTTGTATGTAGGAGTAGCTGGAGATGTAAAGGTAAGAACGGCAGGTGGTGATGACGTTACATTCACTGGAGTACTTGCAGGATCTTTTATACCAGTACAGGTAGTTAGAGTATTTGCTACAGGAACTACAGCTACGAACATAGTAGCTCTCTGGTAGCATGCCAATTCAAATATCCATATCGAATGCCATTAAGGGACAGGTCATGGCAAGTGGAGGAAATCTGCTTCTTGACTTGTATCCTAATGCGGCATTAGCCTATTCATTAAGAAGGTTATCATCTTCATTTAGTGGTAGCCCTATTAGAGTTAGACGTTCAAGTGATAATGCAGAACAAGATATACCCTTTGATGGTAGTGGTGATTTAGACACAGCAAATCTACTTTCTTTTGTTGGTTCTAATGATGGCTTTATATGTGATTGGTATGACCAAAGTGGAAACAGTAATAATGCATTCGCCAATAGTGCAGCCAATCAAGCTAAGATTGTTTCATCGGGAGTTGTTGAAACTGATAATACAAATGGCAAACCTACATCTGTGTGGGCAAGTGATAAATATGATTTAACAAATAACGTACTTACAACTATAGAGTATTATAATATAGTTAAAATCAGAAGACCAAATAGAAGTACAAATAATATTATAACAATAGCAGCAAGCACCACTTCACCTCGTATACTGACTTGGTCTCCTAATGGTTCGGGCAATGCATATGTATCTAATATGGATTCGCAAGTTAGTTTTGGTTCTTCAGTATTACAGAGTGGTTATATTCTTGATACGTACAGACAAGCGGATGGAGAAATGTTTTTATTCAGAAATAATACTCAGCAAGGTGGAACACCAAACACAACAAACGTAGGTTCTACTTTAAATAGATTTGGGTCAAGAGGTGCTCTATTTACAACGGGAGAGTACCAAGAGTGTATATTATGGAATGACAACACTTATAATGATAGAGCTGCTATATACGATGATTTAGATACATATTACCAATAAGTTATGGAAGTATTAGGATATAAATATACAGTTGAATCAGAGGCAATACAAGCACGAAAAGAATGTGCTGATTACTATGGACTTCCTACTTCTCCCGATAATATAACTATTTATTGGGTGGATTACTTTGAGGCATTAGATAACACTCCTGTTTTTTGGTACATTGTATTTGACGAAAGTGTAAGAGCAATACTCGGAAACCCTACAAGATTTGATGTAGATGGCAATTCTGTTAAAAAATAGTAAAAATAATTGTACCTTTAAAGTATAAAAAAAATAAAAATACAAGTGACGGGATTTCAGATAGGTTTTGATGCTTTAATTTCTCTGCTTTCTGCAGTAACAGGAGCTCTTACCGTGTGGTACAGTTTGAAAGGAAAGGTTGAGATTCAGCAGGTAATTTTAAATAACCTTACTTCGGATATGGACGACATTAAGACACATAAGAAGGAGGGTAATATTTTATTGCATAAGAGAGTAGATGACCTTAAGGGTCAGGTTGAGAGAAACAGGGAAAAAAACGATGCCTCACTGGCAGAGTTGAAGACCGAGATGGGAGCGATGGAGTTAAGAATTATCCAAGCTATTCATGCGATCAAGAAATAGTTGCCTTCTATTATTAATTTTACTCATAATCTCTTGCACTCCGCAAAGAAGATTCACTAGGCTTGTAGATAAATATCCTTATCTCATAACCACAGATACTGTGACGATGATAGATACAGTAACAGCAACCATACCAAGTGTTGTTCATGACACAGTTATTAACGAACACTTCTTTCATGAGATAACAAAGGACACACTTATATTAGAAAAAGACAGACTGACCGTAAGGATATTTCACGACACAATAACCAGGGAGGTATATATAAAGGGTGAATGCGACACCGTCACAATAGAAAAGATTGTAGAAAGAAAGATTCCCGTTAAATACTACGAAAAGACTCCGCTATGGAAGAAAGTTATTAACTGGTTGGTATTTGCAGCTATATTTTATGGAGTCTTTAGATTAATTATATTTGTAAAAAAAAAGATATGAAAAATAGATTATTTTCAAACTACGTAACCACAATATTAGGTTGTTTAATTTTAATATTTTGTGGCGTAATGATTTACACTGAAAAGGAAACAACAGAAGGAATGGCAGGATGGCTTGCGGTAGGTCTAATGTTCCTAAGATCAAAAGACAGCTTGATAGCACTACCTGCAAAAGATAAATAGATGCAGAAAATAATAACATGCCCACACTGCAATACGGAATTTGATATGTCTATCAAACCTCATAATAATGAATCAAAGTATCTATGGATATTTGACAACGGTCATGGAGGTATAATCGATGGTGTATATCAAACACCTGGGAAAAGATCTCCAGTGTGGGATGACGGTTCTATTCTTTATGAAGGTGAGTTTAATAGATCTGTAGTAAATAGATTAGTAGATAAATGTAATGCTAACGGAATAAGTTGTGTGAACCTTGTAGACACACAAGAAGATATAAGTTTGTCTAGCAGAGTAGAACAAGCCAATAGATTAGCTAAATCTTCTGAAAAGCCTTGCATATATGTAAGCATACATGCTAACGGATTTAGTGATGAAGCTGCTCGTGGGTGGGAGGTTTTTACGTCTCCAGGAGAAACTAAGTCTGATAAAATAGCAACAGTGCTTTATGAAAAAGCTGAAGCCGAGTTTCCTAATCAAACAATGCGACCATCAACAGTTGACGGAGACCCCGATAAAGAAGCAAATTTTTATGTATTAATACATACTACTATGCCTGCTATTTTATCAGAGAATTTTTTTATGACTAATTCTAAAGAGTGTCACGAAATTCTTATGAGCGAGTCAGGTAGAGATAGAGTTGCTAAAATACATTTTGAAATGATTCAACAACTAGAAAATGGCTAGCATCTATAAATCATTAAGAAAACCAAAGAAAAAAAGAACAGGCATTCATAGTAAAAATAATTCAAGGTTAAAGAAGTCTGTGAATTACAAGAAGCCTTACAAGGGTCAGGGAAAATAAAAATAACTATATTTGTATAAATAACAAGACATGGCAAAGATATCTTCGTATTCAACAACAACACCTACAAGTACAGATCTATTAATAGGGTCTGATGTAGATGCATCAAACGCTACAAAGAATTTCTTGATAGGAGATATTCTTACTTTTTTTCAGTCTAATATTACATTGCAGAATGTACTAGACGCTGGCAACACAGCTACACAGAGTATAATTCTTTCGGGAGATATAACTCAATCTGGAGGAGCTGTTAAGTTGGGAGGAACTGTAAAAGATTTTAATGGTAACCTTGGTAATAACGGAGAGACTCTGGTATGTAATGCAAGTGGTCAGCTTGTTTTTGGTTCAGGTCTTACTAATCAAAACCTTGACCAAGTTTTATCCATAGGAAATACTGCAACAAACGATATAAACCTCACAGGAAATCTAAACCTTACGGGTAACATTGTGGAAACGGGTAATATAGGTCTCACGGGAAATCTTACCCAAACAGGAAACTACACTCCTACAGGTGATATTACTCACGTGGGTGCGTACAATTTTAGCGGTGGTCAGTTTACCACAACAGCTACAGGAACAATGGTTCTTGGTGGAGCTTTGACCTGCAACAGTTCAATTAGCCTGACAGGAACTGTGAAAGATTACACAGATACATTAGGAGCAGCTAATCAATTTCTTGTTTCAGATGCAAGTGGTCAAGTTACTTGGCAATCTACATTACCATCTCCATTGGCATCAAGTGCTTTAACTACTATAAACTTAGCTCTTTCAAATGCTGAAGGTGTGGTTGTAACAACAGCAGCGACTGCAACAGACGTTAGAATACCTACGAATGCAGGTATAGCTTTCCCTATAGGTACTAAGGTAACAGTAATACAAGAGGGAGCAGGGCAAGTAACTATTGCTCCAACAGCAGGTGTAACTGTAAATAGTGCTGTAGGGTTAAAGACCAATGCACAATTTGCTGTTGCTCACGTTGTAAAAACTGCAACTGATACTTGGTACGCTTACGGCAACTTAACAACTTAAAATAAATATAAATTAAATTAAATGAAAAAAATTGAAAAGGATGAGCTTGAAAAATTAATCGAGCTCAACAAGAATTACAGGGACCTCAAGTTTCAGATAGCTGATATTGAGATCACCTTCGAAAGACTAAAAAATCAAAAAATAACGTCTATAGCTAACCTAGAGATGGGGGCACATGACCTGGCGGAATATCAGAAAGAGCTTTCTGAAAAGTACGGAAATGTAGACATAAATCTACATACAGGTGAATATAGTTAGAAAGATATCTGTAGGACCAGACTATATGAAGTGCATGCACTATGTAGTAGGACAGGAGGTTTTGGGAAGAAGTTACACGATAGATTCAATAATACAGGAGAATACTTCTATATCTATATACATACGTAAGGATGACGAGATTGTTAAGTGGAAGCAGTTTAGCTCTACAATGCCTGTATCTATAGAGTTTAAAATAGACTTCTGATGACATCTCCATACTGCTTCGTTATAAAGCCTGTCGATGGGAGGCGTTATGACAACATACGCAGCTATGATGGCAAGGAGTTTATCATAAGCACGTCCCAGGAGGACCACACCGTATCAAATAGATTTGCTGAGGTTATATCAAGGCCCACATACTACAGCGGACCAATACAAAAGGGAGACATAGTTATAGTACACCACAACGTATTTAGGTACTACTACGACATGAAGGGTAATCAAAAAAGTAGCTGGCACCATGTCATGGATGACATATTCATAGTGGAGCCCAGTCAGGTTTATTTGTATAGAAGAGATGAAGTGTGGAATGCACCGTCTCCATTTTGTTTTGTAAGGCCTATAGAATCTGAAGATCATATGTTTACTCAGTTAGGAAACTTAGAGCAACTGTGGGGTGAATTGGTTTTTAAGAACAGCGATATAGACTACGTGGATCATGGGGACATTATATCATTCACTCCAGATAGCGAGTATGAGTTTAGGATAGGCGAAGAGATACTATACAGAATGTACAACAAGAACATATGTCTAAAAAGGTAGAAATATTACAGGCGGCCAAGCTGGCTATTGACGAGTTGATTAAGGTATTAAAGGAACCTATAATCACACATGCCGAAGATGATATAACGGCTGATAAGATGAAGAATGCAGCATCCGCTAAAAAACTAGCATTTGATGACGCACTTGCTATGCTTCACAAGATAGAGGAGGAGGAGAGTGGAAAGGATGAGGTCAAGGTTATAGACGCTGGAAAGAACGGATTCGCAGAAGGTAGGGCTCGTGGAAAATAACCTATACAAAATATCAAAGGATCACATAAGCAAGAATGCCTTGATCTCAAGAAACAGGGCAAAAAAATGGGCTTACGGCTATGACAAAAAGTATGACGTGGTGGTTATATCTAAGGATGGAACTATCGGTGATGTATATGACATAAATGGACTTAAGATAGCCATACCTTCCAAACCAAAAAAGATAGACGTAAAGGAAGATAAATGGGTTGCCTATGATTACCCTAAAGAGCTATCTAAAATAAGAACGATATTTGATTGGAACAGAAAGGATAATCTTTTTAAATCTAAATACGTAGACTTTATAGAGGGTGAGTTTGACAGGAGAGAAGATGGGTATTGGTTCATGAATAACGGAACACCTACCTACATTACTGGATCTCATTATATGTACCTTCAATGGACCAAGATAGATGTAGGGCATCCTGACTTCAGAGAGTCAAATAGAATATTTTATATATTTTGGGAGGCATGCAAGGCTGACAAACGATGCTTTGGTATGTGCTATTTAAAAAATAGACGTTCTGGTTTTTCATTCATGGGATCCGAGGAGTGTGCTAATATAGCAACAATATCAAGGGACTCACGTATAGGAATCCTTTCAAAGACAGGTAGTGATGCCAAGAAAATGTTTACAGATAAGGTTGTACCCATCGTAAGGAACTACCCTTTCTTTTTTAAGCCTATTCAGGATGGTATGGATAATCCAAAGACAGAGTTGGCGTTCAGGGTTCCTGCAAGTAAGATCACTCGTAAGAACATGGACGAG